AACAAATTGTTAAAAGACTATAGCTTAGAAGTTCAAAAATTATTTTTAGAGATGATGCTGCAAGACGCAGAATCTTTTGTGCGTGTACAGAACATTTACAACGCTGAAAATTTTGATCGCAGTCTAAGACCCGCGGCAGAATTTATCAAAGATCACTCGGACAAGCATAAAACGCTTCCGCAGCCGGAACAAATCCTAGCGGCTACAGGTGTACGCCTTAACGCTATCGATAATCTTGACAGCGGTCACTTTGATTGGTTTATGGAAGAGTTTGAAGGCTTTACTAGACGCCAAGAACTTGAGCGGGCAATTTTAAAGTCGGCAGATTTATTAGAAAAGGGCGAGTTTAGTCCGGTTGAAAAGTTAATCAAAGACGCAGTTCAAATCAGTTTACAAAAAGATTTAGGTACAGATTATTTTGATGATCCTCGTGCTAGATTAACAAAACTCAAAGACGGTAATGGGCAAAACTCTACTGGTTGGCCCAGTTTAGACAAACTATTGTATGGTGGATTTAATCGTGGTGAACTACAGATCTTTGCCGGAGGATCCGGCTCGGGCAAGAGCTTGTTTATGCAAAACTTGGCAGTCAACTGGGCTACAGCAGGACTCAACGGAGTGTATTTGACACTAGAACTTAGTGAAGGTTTATGTTCTATGCGACTAGATTCCATGATGACTAACACCAGTTCCAAAGACATTTTTAAAGACATCGATACTGTTGAAATGAAGGTTAAGATGCTACAGAAAAAGTCGGGTGGTTTACAAATTAAATATATGCCAGCACAGTCAAACGTCAACGATATCCGTGCGTATCTGAAAGAGCTACAGGTTAAAACTAAACGCAAGGTCGACTTTTTATGTGTCGACTATTTAGATTTGATTATGCCTGTATCAGCCAAGGTCAGTCCAAATGACTTATTTGTTAAAGACAAGTATGTATCAGAAGAATTACGCAATTTAGCACGTGAATTAAATGTATTATTTGTAACGGCATCTCAGTTGAATCGAGCAGCAGTAGAAGAAATTGAGTTTGATCATAGTCATATTTCGGGCGGTATCAGTAAGATTAATACCGCAGATAATGTGTTTGGAATCTTTACAAGTCGTGCCATGCGTGAGCGCGGCAAGTATAATTTACAGTTAATGAAAACTCGTAGCTCCAGTGGTGTAGGACAAAAAGTTGAGCTTGATTTTAACTTAGAATCTTTGCGCATTACTGACGCCGGCGAGGACTCTGCTCCAGTAAATTCGTTTAGAAAGAGTTCAGTATTGGATAATATAAAGGCACAAAGTAGGGTAAGCGACACAGAATTCGTACCTGAGGATACTCCTAAAATTAATGCTGAGGTAAACAGTAACAAACTTAAAGCATTACTTGGACAAATCAAGCAAAGTTAATGTATCATATTAATCAAATTAAACTTTTACATTTAGAAATATCTAGTAAATGCAATGCGGCTTGCCCGCTATGCCCGCGAAATTTTTACGGATACCCATATAATGATGGCTACATAGAACACAATATGACGTTGATGGAGGCCAAACAAATATTTACTCCTGAATTTATTGCTCAACTCAACAAAATTCATATCAATGGAAATTTTGGAGACATAGTTATGAATATGGAAGCAGTAGATATAATTAAATATTTCAGAGACTGTTCTCCAAATTGCGTAATAAAAGTTAGTACCAACGGCAGCGCAAGGAATAAAAAATTCTGGCATGATTTAGCAAAGCTAAAAGTACAGGTTGATTTTTGCCTGGATGGGTTAGATGATACACATCATTTATATAGGCAAAACACCAGTTATAAAACCATTATTAAAAACGCTCAAACATTTATTCAGGCAGGTGGGATTGCCCTTTGGAAAATGATTAGATTTGATCACAATAAACACCAAGAAAAATTAGCTGAAAAGACAAGCAAATCCTTAGGATTTGCAAAATTTGAGCTGGTCGATCACGGTCGTAACCAAGGTCCTGTTTTTAACAAACATAAAAAGCTAGTGCATATTTTAGGAAATCCGCCTAATGTCAATTTTAATCAATTATACAGTTCTCGAACTACCGATGTTGTATTACTCGAAGATGTAACAGAAACAAAATCACCTGCGCCAATTTCCTGTCAAGCCAAAAACGGCCGATCAATTTATGTCACTAGTGTTGGCGAAGTTTATCCATGCTGTTATCTAGGATTTAGCCCCAAAACTTACGGATACGGTAATTATCATGCGGCAGTAAATGCTCAAATACGCCCATTGATTTATAAAAATAATGCATTAAAATACCCGCTAGCTGATTGTATAGCATGGTTTTCTGAGGTAGAAAAGACGTGGGCCATAGATACTTTTAAAAAAGGTCGCCTTGTTATTTGCAATGATGTATGCGGTAAAAACTAATAAATAATAAAAAGGTCCTGACTCAAAATGCAGAAGAAAACTCGTAGTTTATTAGAAGAATTAGACTCAATGTACATTGAGCGCGATCAGCGCCATATTATTGAAAATCGAGCTAATAATATTATAGCATCAGCCATTCGCCTGCTGGAGCAGATAGACGAGTCCTATACTCCAGAACAAGCAGAGAACCTTACACGTAAACTAATTAACGCTATCAAACTACGCGATCCCGGCAAGTTTACACGTTCTGTAAGGAAAACTGATGCAAATTCATGAATTAACTAAACGTTCAAGAACTAACGAAGGCCTGTTAGATACCATGCGTGATGGCATTGCGGCCGTTAAAACTGGCTATCAGCAAGGCGGACTTAAAGGCGCGGCAAAAGCATCTATATCCAATACGGCATTTAATCAAGCTACCAATGCTCGTTTACAAAAATCAACTATAAACGATCCAAGGATTGTAAGAGGCAAAACTCTACAACAGGTACTGCAATCTATCAATAATGATCCCGATACTAAAGCTGGAGTAGAAAAATTAATTCCGGTTTTTCAACAAGAGTTTATAAATGTAAAACCACCGCAACCAGCACAACCACAACAGCCTACCGCAACACCTACAGTACCTCCAACTAGTACAAAACTAACGCCACTACAACAGGCAAAGGCCTTACATCAACGTGCTCAGGCATCTAAAGCAGCAGCACAACCTACTCCACCTGGGCAAATGCCACCGGAAGTAGCTGCCAGTCCAAAAGTTCAAAATTTAGGAAAACTGTATGGCCCTCCTACAAGGGGCGGGCTGGCAGATTTAAAAAATGATCTTGAAGAAGCTGCCCAAGTACCCCCACCAGGAACCCCAGTCGCTAAACCTCATACGGGAGGTCGAGTAGCTGGTCAAATTAGTCAAACTCCTAATGCTGCAAGACAGCGAAATGCTCGTGCGGCAAAAACAGCCAATGTTGCTCAACAGGCCAAGGCAGCCAATGCCTTTGGACAAATGGCAAATACTTTAAGTAGTCCCACTCCTACACAGCCAGCCACTCCTGCTGCAAAAACAACAAGTACTGGCGGAACAGTAGCTCAAACTCCTACGGGACAAACACATCAGGCTAGCGCCACAAATCCTAATCGGGCCAATCCAGCCTCCATTGAGCAGTGGGCTATGTCAAAAATTAAAGGATATGATTCAAAAATTAAAACCGATCCTGAAGCAGCAAAACTTATAGATCAATCTTTGAAAGTATTAACACAAGTTGTCAACGATAAAAATGTCAAAGATTTACCAACAGCGTTAACAAATTATTTGTTAGCAGCCAAAGCAGCGACCATGTACGTGTCTCAAAAAAATCTTGAAAAGAAACAAGCCTCGGCTAGGGCTAAACCTGGCGCATTTCAAGATGGCAATGATGAGGATGAGGATATCACCGGCGTTGCTGGTATAGGTAGTTCTCCTAATAAACAAAGACAACAACTTGGCATTAATAAATTACTTTCCGCAGGAGTTGCTAATGATACTATACAATCCCTAAAGAGCTTTGCTAGAACGTTTCCGGATGTAATTGGTAATCTGTTTTCAACAGATCCTCGGGCTCAACAGGTAGCTACCAATAAGTTAGTTAACCAAGGAATTGACGCTAAACAAATTGATAATATAAAAAATGTCGCCGCAGAAAGCCCTGGTTTGGTAAAGGATGTTTTTGCTACAGGATTATCCGAAGCAGAAAAAAACCTAACAAAAGAGCTTAAAAACTACCTAAAATTACAAGGTTGACCAGAAATTACCAATTTGTTACAATATGATTATAGTAACAAAAGTGAAAGAAATTTATGAAAATTACTACTGTTATCCAACCAGGTCAACTACCTACTGTATCAA